CAAACATTCCCCTTATAGTCACAAATCATACTTACGATGTCATCGGATCTTATGTCCCAACTAAAGAAATGGGAGGAGGCTCTGGTCTCAAATATGCCGCTTCTACGATCATTTATCTCAGCAAAAAAAAGGAAAAGGATAAGACAGAAATTGTTGGAAACATTATTAAAGCTAAGACGGCTAAATCAAGACTCTCCAAAGAAAACCAACAAGTCGAAATAAGACTTTACTATGATGAGAGAGGACTTGACAGATACTATGGTCTTCTTGAGTTAGGAGAACTTGGTGGTATGTGGAAGAATGTTGCAGGTCGATATGAGATGAATGGTAAAAAAATATATGCTAAAGAAATATTAAAGAATCCCACACAATACTTTACAGATGATATAATGAAAGAACTCGACTCTATTGCTCAAAAGCAGTTTTCTTATGGATCGGATTGAAACCACAATACTTCAAAACTTAATATACAATGAAGAATATTCTCGTAAAGTTATTCCTTTTATCAAACCCGATTATTTTGAAAATAAATCTGAGAGAGTCACCTTTGAACAGATTTCAGAGTTTATTGTCAAGTATGGTTCTGCGATTACAATTGAAGCTTTAAATATTGAAGTTGATAATCGTACAGACTTAACTGAAACAGAAGTTAAAGAGATAAGAGAACTTAATGGTTTTCTAACTAATACACCAGTTGATTATCAATGGTTGATGGATACTACTGAGAAGTGGTGTCGTGACCGTGCAATCTATCTTGCACTGATGGAATCAATTCAACTTGCAGATGGTGATGATAGTAAGAAAAATAAAGATGCAATACCATCTATACTATCAGATGCATTAGCAGTATCATTTGATAATCATGTTGGACACGATTACTTAGAAGACTACGAAGAAAGATATGACTTATATCACAGAAAAGAAGAACGTATTCAATTTGATCTTGATTTCTTTAATAAGATTACAAAAGGTGGAGTTCCAAATAAAACACTTAATATTGCACTAGCAGGAACTGGTGTTGGTAAGTCTTTGTTCATGTGTCATGTTGCAAGTAGTGTTTTACTTCAAGGTAAAAATGTTTTATACATTACTCTTGAGATGGCAGAAGAAAAGATTGCAGAAAGAATTGATGCTAATCTTTTAAATGTTAATATTCAAAATATTACCGAACTTCCCAAACCCATGTTTGATAAAAAGGTAAATACGATTGCAAAGAAAACACAAGGAACTCTTATCATCAAAGAGTATCCAACAGCATCTGCACATTCTGGTCATTTTAAATCTTTGTTGAATGAACTATCGTTGAAAAAATCTTTCAAACCTGATATAATATTCATAGATTACTTAAACATCTGTGCATCAAGTCGTTATTCTAAATTAGGCAATGTCAATTCTTACTCGTATATCAAAGCAATTGCAGAAGAACTCCGTGGTCTTGCAGTTGAAGCTAATGTACCTATCATCTCCGCTACTCAGACGACTCGCTCTGGCTATGGTAGTAGTGATGTCGATCTTACTGACACAAGTGAGTCCTTTGGTCTTCCAGCCACTGCTGATCTTATGTTTGCTCTTATATCTACTGAGGAACTGGAAACGTTAAATCAGATAATGGTAAAACAATTAAAGAATCGTTATAATGATCCAACCATTTATAAGAGGTTTGTGATTGGAGTTGACCGTGCTAAGATGAGACTTTATGATTGTGAACAGAAAGCACAAGATGATATTCTTGACACTGGTAAGGAAGAAGAGTATAATGACTTCAAACAAAAACCTAAAAAATCATTTGCAGAATTTAAATTTTAATGACTAAGAAAATTGACTTTGATAAGTACGCTTTATTCGTGGATGGTGTCACATCCGATTCCAGTAAAGATTATCAATGCTTTATTGAGAGTGTTAGTTCCCTTAGTGGAAAGGGTGCCAATATTGAGCGGCTTCTTACTGCTGCTGTTGGTATTAGTGCTGAAGGTGGTGAGTTTATGGAGATTGTCAAGAAGATGGTTTTCCAAGGTAAACCTTGGGACGAGCATAATCGAAAGCATCTTATTATTGAGTTGGGTGACGTTATGTGGTATGTAATGCAAGCGTGCAAAGCATTAGATGTTTCAATCGAAGAAGTGGTAGCAGGGAATGTTGATAAATTAAAGAAGAGATATCCTGGTGGAGAGTTTAATGTCTACCAATCAGAAAATCGTAAGGAGGGAGACCTATGAGGGATCAATTAATCAAAGCACTATTAGCTCATGCACAAGGTGACATACAGAAACATGTAGCAAATGTAGAAGTTTATTTGACTAATCCTGCAGGTATAGGAGAGCATTCAAATATTGTTGAAGCAATCGAAACAGAACTAGATATGATTGCAAAGTACCAAGACCAGATAGACATCATACATAAATATTTCAAAAAGTAATTTGAAATGTCTAAACTATTCTCTAGTTTACAATTTAGTAATTTACAAAAGAATCCTAAAAGGTTACAAAAATTTGTACAAAAATTTAACGCTGAGGAAGATTTTACGACAGTTGATGGTAAAAAAAAGAAAATAAAAGTAATAGAAGTTAAAAAGGAAAGATACAAACCAGGTGATGGTGGATTATTATTAGTAATTTATGATTCATCATTGAGAGGTACTGATGTTAAATTTTATAATGGTGCAGAAATTAAGATAGCTCAACTTGCAAAAACTGAAGAATTTGGTGGTCAAACTAAAGTAAATGGCAAAAAACAACAAATTCCAAAAGGTAAACCAACTGAAGTTTTAAGTGAAACTGCGTTTTGTTTTTATTACGCTTTACTTCTTACTGGAAATTTAGATAAGTATAGTGTTGAATCTTGGAAAACAGTCACTAATACACCAGAATTTCAAACATTGTGTAGTAAATTTACTGGTGTGCGTAGAATGTTATCATATCAATTCAATGATGCAAAAGAACTAGACAAAAATATAAAGTTTATGTATACTTTTTTGACACAAGAAGGATGGGATGATATTGCAAGAAGACAAGTAAAAGCATTTAAAGTTAAATTTCCTTCAATAACTAATCAATATTTTATTGCTAGACCATCTGGTATGGATAAATCGTATAGTCCATATGTTGCATTTAATAATATAAGAGATTCTCTCAAAGAATATATTGGACTTGATAAACAAGTTAATGAGAATAAATGGAATCCTGCAGATTTTTGGATTTTTAATAGTAGAGGTTTAAAATTCATGGAAATGTGGAATAAAAAAACAAATGAACTTAAATCAATTAAATCTGAAACTTACTCTGCAAGTTACATGAATTTAGTTAATAAACAGGTGTATAAATTATTTGAAAAAAATATGGTATTCCCAGTTTCATTAAAAAAAAGTGGAGCTAGTGTAAAAATAGTTAAAGTAAATGATAAAAATACAAACATAAATCAAATCGTAGAATATGATAGAGTTTTATTAGCACCAAGCAACCAAGATGTTCAGATTTTTTATAATTTAAGCACTTATGAAGACAATAAATTACTTTCTAAAAAAGAACTACTAGCAAAAATGAAAACTGCTGGAGGTGGTTTTAGATTAGAATTAGAAGAAGCTAAAAATGCTACAGCAAGACATGGTTCTGTTGGTGTAGGATTGCAACAATATATTATTTACAATACAAATGATACTGGTATCAACAAATTAAATGAGATAAGAAAAGAATTTAGTGAGGATGATATAAATCAATATTTACCCAGAGGTTCATCAGAAAACTGGATGGGAGTTAATAGGTATAGTAGGATAGGAAATGAGGCTGCAAAACTTTTACCTTATGTTAATCGAATGATGGAGGAGATAAATGGAGCAGACTCTAAATTTAACGATAAGAAATATGCAGGTCAAGGTAGTTATGCAACAGCAATCGCAACGAAGGCAGGTGCAGGGGAATTAGCAATAGCAGTTACAAAAATTATTAATAAATTTGCAAGAGATATTGTTGTTGAAAACTTACACCTAGCTGCAGGTTCTGGTGGTATTCGAGTCGGTGCAAGTCCTGACCAATTAAAAAGAAGAGCAAGACTTCTTGGTATGGAAGAGGATGAAATGATCTTAATAGATGATATAAAAGATTACGAAAATTTACTAAGTGGTTGTTTTCATTTAAAGGTTATGTAATGAAAAAAAATATACCCATAGAAGATTTAATAGACTCATTTGATTCTGATGAAAAGAATCTTGGAAAGAGATATCGTGAGTTCTTGTACCACTGTTTTTTGAAATTTGAAAAACAAATCAAGAAAATTAAATCTAAAAAGATAATAAATAAGTACATAACTATGAGAAATAATACTTTTAGTTACCTTATTCAAAACGAAAAAGAGATAACTTTAAAATTATCCCGATCTAGATGAAATCTTTTTTCCAATTTCTTGAGTCCACAGCCGTTCAACAAGCAACCCGTATGGGATTGACTAGTGATGGTCATGGAGGATGGTACGATAAAAAGGGTGAGTTTGTAGCAAAAACAGAGAAGGGACAACTTAAATTCTTTAACAAGAGACAGAGAGTAGGTCAAGATCCACCATCATCAGAGAGAGAAAAGGGTTTATCGGGTGTACAACCAGCAGGTGCTCAACAACAACCTGCACAAGAACCAGTTGCAAAATTACCAGAAGCACCACCAGAAGTAGAAAAAACAAAAGGAACATTGACTGTTGCATTTGGTAGATTTAATCCTCCTACAACAGGGCATGAGAAACTGTTAAATCAAGTTGCAAAATCATCTGATGAAGATGATTACATCATTGTGCCATCCAGAAGTCAGGATGCAAAGAAGAATCCATTAGATCCTGATAGCAAAGTATCTGTAATGAGACAGATGTTTCCTAAACATAGTGAAAAAATTGTAAATGATCCTGCGAATCGAACAATATTTGACGTATTAAAGAAAGCACATAATGATGGATATGCAGGTGTCAGAGTTGTCGGTGGTGCAGATCGTCAAAAAGAATTTGATAAATTGGTTAATACTTATAATGGTAAACTCTATCAGTTTGATAAGGTTGAAGTCATATCAGCAGGTGATCGTGACCCTGATGCTGATGATATTACAGGAATGTCTGCATCAAAGCAAAGAAAGGCAGCTGCAGAGGGTGATCTTAAGTCCTTTATGAAAGGTATTCCATCATCAATGGAAAAGAAAGCAGCAGAAGAATTATATAAAAATATAAGAAAAGCAATGAATATCAAAGAGGGTTGGAATCTTTGGGAGATTGCACCTAAGTTTGATTGGGAAGGACTCCGTGAAAATTATATCAGTGATAGAATATATCAAATAGGACAATTAGTTGAAAATTTAAATACAGGAGTGATAGGACGTATAATTCGTCGTGGTGCTAATCACCTTATTTGTGTCACAGAAAATAATTTTATGTTTAAATCATGGATAAAAGATGTATCAGAAACGAAGAAAGAATCTTATGATGCACTTACAGATGTTTCAGGAGTTCCAGCAGATCAAAGATTAATTGGTACTGATTCACTTCGTAAATACACTGAAACTATGGTGAAAGGAAGTGCCTACGGAAAACATTTCCTAAATAAATATAGGAAAAAATCAAAACGATAAATTGATGGACAAACCAGTGGCTGCTGCTCCAACAGGAGCGAAGGAAAAAGTTGAAAAACAGGCAAGACAGCTTGCTTACGATGTAAGGTATAAAACAAAGCAATCCATGGCTCAAAAAAGTGGTGGCAGATTAGATCCTGCACAGGTTCAGAAAGCTTACATGTCACAACTTGCTAAGTCTCCTGCACCACCAGCAGTAAAGTCAAGGGCAAAACAAATGTTAATGGGAGAGGACTACAAGGCAGGTATTGATAAGTTAGTATCTGATAGTGCTGCATCCGCATTATTCAAAGTATTTGTAGAACATCATCAAAAAGATAAAGATGGCAATACAATTCCACATGAAGTAGAGGAGATAAACGAGGAAGAGAAGCAATATAAAGTAAGAGTCACTGACAAAAAAACAAATAATTCTTATGTCAGAATGGCGACTCGTGCCAAGATTAGTGAACTTCGTGCTAATCCTAATATCTCATCAGTTGAAATGACTGAGTATGGTACACCCACTAAGTCAGAAAAATTGAAAGGCAAGCAAACAGCAAAAGTTAAACAAGGTCTTGACCCAGTTGGAAAAGAAGATAGTGACGTTAATAATGATGGTAAAGTTAATAGCTCTGACAAATATTTAATGAAACGTAGAAAAGCCATTGGTAAAGCAATGGCTAAAGAAGAGTATTCTTGGAGAGATGGTTTTGCTGAACTTATTGAAAAGAAAGAAAAAGAAAAGAAAATTACTGGTGAGGGTGTAGATAACTCTAAACTCATCAAAGTTTTTCCTGATGAAGTCAAAGAGCAGATGATGGATAAGGAAGAAAAACCAGAGATGGCAAAACCAGATCCTCAATTAGTATCTAAGGAAAAGAAACAGGCAATGCTTAAAAAACAAGTGTTGATGAAGAAGTTACAGGCAGTTCGTGCAGGTGCAGGTT